CTTTTTGACCGGCATTTCTGCGGGCCTAAAATCAGGATCACTGAAACCAACATTCATGGTCTCACCCGTCTCTGCATCAACAAAAACGAGCATGTCCCAGTCGCGAGGAGCGGGAGTGGGATAATTATCTTTGTAAAGGTAGTGGGCAATACCTTCCATAGAAAAATGTTTGAGATCGTCACCGACCATAGCAAGAGACGCTAGGACTTCGGTGAGACGAGGGGACGAAACAACATGGTGCTTGTTGCCTTTCTTGGGTAGAGCATAGCCATTCTTCTCAACTTGCTTCTCAATCTTGTCCCAATCGGCATAAAGGGGGGCGAAGTTAGGGTTAGCCTTCTTCTTCTTCCTAAGAACAGGAGAAGGAGAACGCTCACGATCAGATTCGACCTCATCGGATGATACAGGAGCAGAAGAAGCAGGAGAAGGAGCAAAGTAACCACTTAACCAATCAAAGGACGGGAGAGTCAACCAAGACGGCCACGCAGAAGCAGAAACTTCTGGGGCAGTGTTAGGATTCTCGGGATGTCCGAGACCAGTAGCAGGAACAAAAGGTTGTTTACGATCTGTCTGCGGTTTGGGAGCGTCGACTCGACCAGGGGTAAGAGGTCGATCAAGGCTAACACCGAAAACACAGAGCATCGTGGGGATGATGAAGGAAGGCACGCGACCGAGACCAAATCCATGGAACAGCGTAGTAAGCGCTGCTTCAGACAAGGCGAAGGTTACGGCTCCCAACTGGAACGCACGAAACACAAACCTAGTCACGATGGACCAGGCAAAGTATGGGGCAAAGGAGGCATCAAGTTTGGCATAATAGTGCCACCCGGGATTGACCCAATGTCCATTGATGAGAGCACCAATGACAGAGTTCATAAACCGGTGGAAATAGTCGATGTGATAACCGACTTTTTCGAACGTTGATGGTTCTTCAATGCCGAGCACAAAACGAAGGGGGCTAAAAAGAGCACTGGAAAACAGGCGATTGAAATTGCGTTTAAGTGGGGTATTATAGTACCAATGACGGTACAAAAACGCCCAACTAAGCAACACAGCGCCAATAAAAGAAATCACAGCGTTAAAAATTGTAGCACCAACGTCAAGTGTCGAAGCAACTATGGACATAAACCAACAAGGGGGACATACGAACCAAGCGTATGACTGAGCGAAAGGGACACTAGCACTCATGTTGGCATGAAAAACCCTAGCAAGATTCTGGATCTCAAAAACGCGCCCAGTGGGGTTGAGCGCACAAACCAAACGATCAGTCTGATTAAACAACAAAAATTCGGACAACGAATTGTACGATTTATTGTCACCAAACTGACAGTTGTCAGGTGTAGAGCAATAGAGAAC